GGGCTGGGTCGCTGCTCTTTCATTCGGGTGGGTTTACTTGTTCCAGCCGATGGCCTCGTTTGTCCTGGCGCAGACGGGCCATCTAGTGCAGCTGCCGGTTCTCGACATGAGCCAAATGATGCCAATCCTGCTTGGGCTGCTTGGTTTGGGCGGCCTTAGAACGCTGGAAAGAAGCAAGGGCGTGGGCAAATGAGCGAGTGGAACCCTAGCGCGACGCCAAACTTCACGCCCGACGAGTTTGCCTGCAAGTGCGGCTGCGGTCGTGCTGACATGGACGCGACCTTTATGAAGAAGCTGCAAATGGTGCGCGACGAGTTTGGCCCGATGCAAATCAGCAGCGGTTATCGCTGCCCTGAACACAACGCAAAAGTAAGCAGCACTGGCGTGACAGGGCCGCACACGACCGGCAAAGCGGCAGATATAAAGTGTAGCGGCCATAGCGCCCACCGGCTAATTGTGCTGGCGGCAAAAAACCTGTTTCCGGGGATTGGTGTCAGCCAGCGCGGCTCACACAGCAGCCGGTTTATTCACCTTGACCAGCTTGAACCAGGCGAAGCCAATGGCGCACGACCTTGGGTTTGGACGTACTAAAACGCAATCAGGTGCAGATCGGGCGTGTTGGCGAATACCTTGCTGCTGCCATCATCACTGAATTGGGGTGGCACGCGACCTTTGTCGCCAATGCGCCTTATGATTTGATAGCCACAAGGCAGGATCGGCTGCTGCGCGTTCAGGTGAAAACGACTGAGGGGGCAAAGCTGCATAAAGGAAGTCTGTCCTACCAATGGTCACTTGGCGCTGGCTATGCGAAGCGCGGCGTTGATCCAAAAGAGTATGAAATCTTATGTTGCGTCGGGCTTGATGCTCGGCGCGCTTTTTTTATGTCCGCAATTCAGTTAGAGGGCAAAAAAACGCTGCGCCGCAGCGCAACGCGAATTGCTACTTGTGACGTAGAGGCAAAATCATGGTGCGCTGTGGTGAACGAAAAACACCTGTAACCTGACGAGCAAGGCACAAAACGAGGCACGGTTTACTTCGCGTTAGACCTTGTTAGATAGTGCTTAAAGGTGTTAGATGGCACTGCAACATAAGGCGCTTGGCGGGTTAGATCGTACTTAAAGGTGTTACTTGGTGGTTACAGGTATTGTAACTGTCAGGCTCATAACCTGAAGGTCGCAGGTTCAAATCCTGCCCCCGCAACCAAGAAACAAGCGCTTTACCAATGGGTTGGGCGCTTTTTTCATGTCTGAAATTTTGCTCGTCAGGTTACGAGGCACCACTTTTGGCGTTCAAGGCACCAACTATGGTGCCTTGGGTCTTTTTTGGTGCCTTGAATTATCACCATTGGTTATTCTATTGTTGCCTCACAAGCACAAAAGGAAATCAAATGCGCTTCGCAATAACGAAACAAAATCGACGTAATTATCAGGGTGTCGCAGTGCCAAAATGGCGACTGCTCGAATATAAAGGTGTGCAAAGGCGCGTCATCGCAACCTATGACGTTGACCCAGACGACCCCAAAAACCCGCCGCTTGAAGCCAGACGCGAACTGTTGCGCTTGGAAGAAGGCATCGCAGCAGAGCCAGTTCCTCGGTCGGCAGACGATCTTACCTTTCAGCAGTTGGCAGATGATTGGATTGCCGAACAATTTGTTTTGCGAGATCGCGGCAGCATCGCGCAGCACTGGTACGAAAACTGCGAGACTTACAAGCGGCAGCTTGTTGATGTGTTTGGTGATCGCCCTCTGACTGATTGGGTTGACGATGAGCCGCACTTTGTCGGCTTGTTTGTCGCAAGGTTTGGATCACAGGCGACAAAAACACAGAACAACAAGAAGAACGCGCTGGCGAACATTCTTGAGCCAGCCGTCGCAAAGCGGATTCTTGGTCACAATCCAGCGACGGCGATCAGCATCTATGCGACCGACCATCTTGCCACGGAAGAAGAGATCGAGGCCAAGTCCAGCAACTACGACTATGACCGCGAGTTCTTCCGCGCCATGTGCGCCCACGCGCTTGAGGTCATGCCGGGCTGCTTTGGCGTGATGACAAACTTTTTGGCAATGACCGGCGTTCATGTCGGCGAGGCCACTGCGTTGCGTTGGCGCAACCTAAACATGCGCGGCGAATATCCGTGGGTGCATGTGGTCGTGTCTCGGCGCAAAGCCAAGGACGGCTGGGTCAATGGCGGCGTGAAGAACACTAAAAAGGACAAAGGGCTGACCAAGCGCGACCGTCACATTCCTCTGCCGCCTGATCTGGTCGTCATGCTGCGCGATTGGCGGGTCCGCTCTGGCGCATCGCAAGACGACGACTTTGTTTTCCCAAAGGTTGACGGCAAACCGCAGAACGGCGCTGATCATTTTAGGGTTGAGCAGTTTCAGCGCCACGTTGAGCCGTTTCTTGCAATTTTCAACCAGCAACGTCGCGCAGAAGGTTGCGGCGATGTGACCCCTATCTCGCCAATAGACTTGCGGCACTTTTACGCCACGCGGCTGCTGCAAGAGTATGGCGCAGATTGGGGCCGCGTTGCCGACCTCATGGGCCATTCGAGCGCAGACTTTACGCGCAGACAGTACGCGCGGCGCTTTTCAATCATGGAAGCCAAAGGCGAGGTCGCGGTGCCTGCAACGCACCGCGCGATTGCGTCTGGCGACTTTCGACTCTAAGGTTTTAACTGTGAGTAACTTAAAGGAATCAAAAATGTCTTTAAAAATAGTGAATGACGATCTTCAAGATTTTGACGACCTCGACACTTGGATTGCAAAAAGACAGGTAACCCGCGAACAGATCGAAAACAGTCTCGTGCTTCGTTGGCTAGATACACACGAACATATGATGCAATTCCGGCGCGACAAGGAAAACCAAGCACCAGATCAGAACGATGAGGCAGATCGATTTTGGTACGGAACAAAGAATCGGATTGTGCTGGGACTGGCGTTAGTAAACGCATATCTACATGGCGAAACGCCTAGTCGCAGCGAGTTTGCGCGGCGCACGGCGATTTCGGTGCAGACAGTCATCAACACCTTGAACGACGCGCATCAGTTGGGCTTTGTCGATGACGCCGACAGCCCAGATAAACGCACGCGCGTTCTTATGCGCGCGCGGATTCTTGAATTGGTCAATCATCAGACCTTTGCAAGTTTTGCCGCTGGGTTGAGTTTCTATCGCGCTATAGACCGCGAGGAAATCAATCCGAGAAAATCAAAGCTAAACGTCTAAAATTGCAGTCGCGCGTTTGCGAAATTGAAACTTCTTCTGCGCACACTCAGGCGCTAGCCTTAGTGGTGCAGAAGGAGTTTGGGATGATTACCAAAGTGATAATGCGGGAAGACGGCAGCGCCGATTTGATTTTAGACGGCGACGGCTACTGGGCTGATGGCACGCTGGCGTTTAGCTGTGCAGACGGAAAAGAGGCTCTAAAAATTCAGCAGACGCTTAACGACGCGTTGCGTGAATTTTTCCCGACCCAGCCGGTGCCGATCAGTGCAATGGGTTAAAACATTCCAGATTGTAGATTCTGGCTCATCAAGCAGACGCGCAACTTCTGCTGTGCTTTTGCGCTCCTGATAGTAGAGGCGACAAGCTGTTTCACGCAGCGCGATTTGCTTCGGCGTCAGCGCCACAGAGAATAGCCTGCCTTACTGGTTGCCTCGCCAATATGCAGCGCCAAATAATGCGCATTCCGTATCGGTGGGTGTTTTTGTGGCGGCGGCAGCATCAGGCGGCGAAAAAATCTAATCACCATCACTGCACTCCCAACCGATGGCGGCATACCCGCAAACATCGACGTATGAGTCGAACGAGGTCTCGTTGACGTTCCGCGCCAGCTTGAGCGCAATCATGCAATCGGCCACCTGGCGCGGCGTCACCTCGATGCCCAGCACGACGCCCCACATAGTCGCCGTGCGTTGCAGATTGTCTTTTGCGTTGCCGTAAGCCTTCGCACGATCTCCTGTGATGAGATCACGCGCGGTCATCAGCACCATTTCTCTTTCCATAACATCATCAAAGTTCATCAGCCCGCCCCAATCTCTCGATCTCTGCTGCCGGGATGTAGAATTTGCGACCAATTCGACGCGCTGCCAGTTCTTGGTCAGCAATCATGCGGCGAACAATTTGCTCGGTCTTGCGGGTAGCTTCCCCAAACAGGTGGGCCGCTGCTTCTTTTGTGGACAGCAGGGCGGGCATCACAACCCCACCACGCACGCGCTGCCATCGAAAAAACAGGCGCTTAAAATTAGCATGTAGATAAAGACGGCAAGGCACAGGCCACTCAGGCAATGTTTAAGCATCTTTGGCCTCCGCGATCTGTTCGCGCACGGTGCCAAGAGCATGGCCGAGAGCAATGATTTCGGAATTATACGATTCCTCGTCTGACAAAAAACGCAGACGGTCGTCAAGCCAATCGTGAACCATCACGAGGTCGCGAACGGAAAATGATAATTTTCTGGTCATGTGTTCCTCCTAGTTACGGAAGAACATCATAATGTGACTGCTAGTTATAATTCAACGCACTAATTTTAGACGGCAATCGCTGTGGTTACTTTTACTCGTCTATTGTGCTTGGAGTGACCGCGGCGTTGATCGTGATCGACAGCGTTTGGCCTTGTCCCACTTGCATCTCCACGACTTGGCGCGGTGTGTCAGATGTATCCGCAGCGCCACGCAGAAGCGTGTCAGTTGAGATGCCATACAGGTCGGCCAGCCGTAAAATTATAGACGCTTGCGGCGAAACCTCGTCGCGCTCGTAGCGGCGATACGCTGCGCTTGACACATCTAATTTTTCCGAAATCGCGTCTACAGATAAGGCCGCATTTTTGCGCGCTTCGCGTAAGCACAGTCCTATGGTCATGGTTTAAATGCCTTCTAGTGCTTATTACTGCCAGTTAAACCGATTGCGTGCGATCTAGTCAACCAGTTACTAGCCATAACTGTGAGTAACAGTTAGGGCTGCCAGCATGACTTTATCGGACTATCTTGCCGCCAATGACATCACGCGGGCAGAATTTGCCGCAAAAATTGCGGTGAGTCAGGGTTTCGTATCCATGCTGTGCAACGGCGTGAAGCGCCCGTCTTTGCAAACGCTTGCTGACATTCAGCGCGTGACAAAGGGCGAGGTTGGGCTTGAGGACTTTCTTCAGTGAGCGCCCGCAACAAGCAACGCGGCTATGAGTTGGAGAAAGAGACTGCTGATTTCTGGCAGGGACACGGCTTCGACTGCGCCCGCGTGTTTGGTTCTGGCGCTTACAAAAACCAGCTTGGCGACGACTACGCTGGCGACCTTCGCTTGGAAGGTTTTTCAGTAGAGGCCAAACGTAAAAAATCCGGTTTCAAATTTCTGATGGATTCACTGGCTCAAGACGACGCCGACCTACTCGTTGTTCGCCAGGATCGTGCGCCGCGTCTTTATGTGCTTCGCGAAGAAACTTTGCTGACGCTGATGCGAGAGGCAAAGCAATGATCTGCCCAGACTGCGGTCTGCTGCGCCATCCGCAAAGAGATTGCAAATTTATTGAATGCCCGGATTGCGCAGGGCATGGCCGCGTTGAGGAAGAAATCACACACGGCGGAGTTAACAACAACGGCCCTTGGCAAAGCTACCGCACCCGCTGGACGGAGTGCGACCGATGCGAAGGGTGGGGCGAGATCGCAGCAGAAGGAGAAGAAGATGAGTAGTTTGAAAGATATCATTTCCGGGCAGAGTCTTAGCCCGCCAATTGTTTTGCTCTATGGCCCACCTGGCGTCGGCAAAACGACTTTCGCAGGCAATGCCCCGAAACCTATTTTCATTCAAACCGAAGACGGTGCTGGCGTTGTTGGCGCTGATCGTTTCCCGCTGGCGGAAAGCTACGACGCCATTGAGGCGCAGCTTGGCACGCTGGTCAAAGAAGACCACGACTTTAAGACGCTGGTGATCGACTCTCTTGATTGGCTGGAGAGTTTGGTCTGGGCCAAGGTCTGCGAAGTGCAGGGTCTTAAGAGTATCGAGGACGCTGGATATGGCAAAGGCTATGTCTTCGCACTCGACTTCTGGCGACGGTTTCTGAACGGCGTCGCCGCCCTGCGTAAGCAGCGCGGCATGGCGGTCGTGATGATCGCGCACTCGCATATTCGCAAGTTCGATGATCCTGCCGGAGAACCCTACGACAGGTTTGAAATCAAGCTGCA